CCGGCCGCCGCCAAGACGCGCATCGTAACCAAAGTCACCGTCGATCCCACCATCACCGAAGGCAAGCTCGACATGGACGCCCTCAAGGAGGCCGTCGCGGCCGAGTCCAAGGTCGAGGCCGAGTACATCGAGTCCATCGTCGGGGCCGGCAAGGTCACCGACCAGGGCACGAAGAGCGGCGAGCCGACGCAGGACGAAGGCAAGGTCAAGGAGAGCTTCAAGGACGGTCTGAGCAAGTTCTTCGGCCTGTCCGACGAAGCCGCACAGCGCGCCGTCGATGCGCGCTAACAGGAGGTAGAGCGAAGTGGCAACGAACGAGGTCTACAAAGAAGCGGCGTACATCCCGCTGACCGTGGGCGCCAGTGTGGCCGCCCGCAACCCGGTGCTCGTCGGCAAGGTTCCCGGCGTCACCCTGACCGCGACCGGCGCCTCGGGCACCCAGGTCGCGACCGTCGCCACCGTCGGCATGTACCGCTGCGCGGTCCACGCCGACAACGGCTCGAGCACGACGATCGCCCAAGGCGACATCATCTACTTCTCGGGCAGCAACGCCTCGCCGGTTCTCGACGTGAACACCGGCGGCACCCGCTGGGGATATGCCGCCGAAGCCATCTCGGCAAGCGGCGCGTCCCAGACCATCAAAGTCATCGTCGGTTACTGAGAGTTGGTGACTGATGGCGACGAATGAGGCATATCAGAAGGCGTGGATCGTCCCGCTGACGGTCGGCGCGAGCGTCGCCGCTCGTACTCCCGTGTGCGTCAGCAAACTCTCTGGCGTCACACTCACCGCGACCGGATCGAGCGGCACCCAGGTCGCCTCGGTGCTCCGCAAGGGCGTCGTGGACGTGACCGTGGACTCCGCTTGCGACGCGGTAACGCTCGCCTGCGCCAGCATCACCGCGGCGCAGACGCTCATCATCAACGGCACTACCTGGACGGCGCACGGCACCGTCAACACCTGGAGCACCCGCACGACCTCGATCGCGGGCGCCGACGGCGCGGACGCGCTGCTGGTCGCGAAGGCTCTCAACGGCGGCCAGATCCTCACTCTGAGCGGCGTCACCGCCGGCCAGACGATCTCGCTGCTCGGCCTGACGTTCACCGCGCACACCAGCACCACCACGGCGGCCAACCGCGAGTTCAGCATCTCTGGTGCCGACGCCGCGGACGCCACCGAACTCGCATCAGTCCTGAACGACGCCACCTACGGCATCGTGCCGCTCGGCTACATCGCCACCGCCGGTGGCGCAGCCGAGGTGCTCATCCAGCCGATGACGCTGTTCCCGACGGCCACCCTCCCGACGCCGGCCATCACAAAGGTCGCCGCCGGCATCACCATCTCTACCCTGGCGCCGGTCCCGAACTGCACGGCCACCGTCTCCTCGGCCACCGTCACGGTGCGCTCGAGCGAGGTCATCAGCGCCGTCACCGGCTCCGCGTCTGGGGCCACCGTGACGGTCGGCCACTCGGCCACCAGCGTGCGCGAGATCTCCGCTGGCGACAGCGTCTACTGGACGAGTCCCAGCACCCTGAACTGCAAGGCTGAGACGGGCACGGCCTTCTTCGGCCGCGTCGCGAGTTCGCAGGCCATGCCGGTCAGCGACCGCAAGTTCACGATGGCGAGCGTCACGAACGGCACCACCATCATCATCAACGGGATTGTCTTCACCGCGCACACGAGCACTACCACCAAGAGCACGAGGAACTTCAGCATCGCCGGCACCGACACGCAGGACGGCGACGAACTGTGCTCCATCATCAACGACCCGATCTACGGTCTGGTCGGCTTCACCGCGACCAACTCGACAGGAACCATCACCCTCGCCTACAGCGGCGACATCGCCATCACCGGGACCGCGCGCATCGCCGGCACGGTCACAGTGGCACCCGGCAGCCGCAAGGTGCGGGTCAAGCTCGGCTACTGAGCCAGAAGGAGAACCAACATGCCAGATGAGGTCATCACCAAGATCGAAGAGACGCAGGAAGTCGCATCGACCGATGCCGACCTTCTGAGCGTCCTCGGTCGCGAGAGCGGTTTCGCGAAGAAGCGTTATTCGCCGGCCGTTCTCTCAGCCTTCATGGAGACGCTCGATCGCGCCTCCCAGGGCAGCAACCTCGCCTACTACCACCTGAAGGAGGCGATGGTCACCGCCGACTTCCCGTACCTGTTCGGTGACGTGCTCGACCGCTCCCTGATGGCCGCCTGGGGCACCACGATGCCGTCCTGGCGCAACTACATCGACGTGGGTACGGTGCGTGACTTCCGCGCCGCCAAGATGCTCGGCATCGAGGGCATGGGAGCCGTGCTGGACAGCGTCGGGGAGCGCGCTGAGTACCCCGAGCGTGGTCCGAGTGAAGAGACGCCGATCACCCGCCAGGTGAGCAAGTACGGCGGCCGGTTCGGCATCTCCTTCGAGGCCATGATCAACGACGACCTCGGCGCCCTGCGGGATCTCCCGCAGAAGCTGGTCGAGGCCGCGCGCCGCACCGAGGCTCTCGCGGCGAGCAAGATGTACGTCGGCACCGCCGGCTTCAACACGGCGCTCTACACCGACGGCTTCGACAACATCGTGAACACGCACGCCGGCGCCTCGGCCAACAACCCGGCGCTGTCGCTCGCGAACCTCGCGCAGGCGTTCCTCGTCCTCGGCGGGCACAAGGACATCGACGGCTTCCCGATCGTCATCGACGCCGTCACCCTCGTGGTCGGCCCTGCGCTCCGCGTCACGGCCAACAACATCATCAACGCGACCGAGATCATGATCGCCAGCGGCGGCGGCGCCTACAACGCCTCCGACCAGATCCGCGTCGCCAACTGGATGCGGAACAACCTCACCGTCGAGGTCGATCCCTACATCTCGATGACCGCCACCAGCAACGCCTCCACCGCCTGGTTCCTCTTCGCCAGCAAGGGTGCGCCGCGCACGGCGGTCCACATGGACTACCTCCAGGGCCACGAGAGTCCTGAACTGTTCGTGAAGACGCCGAACGCCTCGCGCGTCGGTGGCGGCACCGTTCCCGAGAGCTTCGAGAACGATCAGCAGGAGTTCAAGGTCCGTCACATCTTCGGACTGACCCAGATCGCTCCGTACGCCACCGTGGCGTCGAACGGTAGCGGCTCCTGACCATGAGTCGCCATCCACACGACATCGTTCCGCGTGACGACAAGGACGAAGTCCTTCTCGCCATCTACGACGTGCTTGTGGAGATCCGCGATGCACTGGTTCCGACGCCGTCCGCGGCGTCGGAGCCGGTGTCACCGGAGACGCCAACGGGCGCGGGAACGGCAGATGAGACGCCAGTTCCCGCGCCGCAGGCGTCCCAGAAGGTTCCCGCCAAGCGCAAGCCGGCGGCCAAGAAGCCGGCGGCGAGGAAGAAGCCCGCATGACCTGGACGTACGACCCAAGCACCGCCATCGGGCAGGTACGCCTGCTCGTGTCCGACACCGACACGACGCGCCGCATCATGGACGACGAGGAGTACCAAGCGTTCCTCACCATGAGCGGCGACTCCGTCGTGCTGGCCGCCGCGAAGGCGCTCGAGACGATCGCCGTCAACGAGATCCTGTGCCTCAAGGTCGTCAACCTCATGGGAGCCATCGTCACCGATGCCGCGTCCGCGGCGAAGCAGCTACTGGCGCAGGCCAAGACGCTGCGCTCCGAGTACGCGAGCATGGGTGACGGTGGCTCTGGGTTCATCTCCATCGAGATGGTCAACGGCCAGGAGATGCGCGACGAGAAGTTCTGGAAGGTGCAGGAGGCCGAAGAGGTCTGATGGCGATCCGCTCCGCACAGATAGGCGGCTCGCCGCTCCGCACCGGCCTGGCTGGCTTCTTCAGCAGCACGGTGACGGTGCTGCGCGCCACCAACGCCCAGAACGCGGTCGGGGAGCCGATCCCCACCTGGGCGCCGCTGCTCGACCACGTCGATCTCGACGCTCTGGTCACCGGCGGCGACGTGTCTGTGCGCCTCAAAAAGCAGGAGTTCCGCACCAGCAGCATGACCGCAGAGGCCATCTACCGGCGCATCCTCCTGAACGGCTACTACCCGGCCATCGACAACGCTGACAGGATCACCGTCGAGGATCGGGACTGGGCCGTCATCTCCATCGTCAACGACGCCACCAGCACGTTCACAGAGTTGCTGGTGGAGTCCATCGAGCCAGGGAACGTCTGATGGTGACCGCCACCGTCATCGGAGACGAGGCGCTGGCGGCAAAGTTCGTAGCCGCCATCGCGAGCATTCAGGCTGAGAAGCCCTACTGGTTGCACGATGTGGGCATCATCCTCAATGACTCCATCGAGACGAACATCGCCTCGCAGCGCCTCATTCGCAGCGGTGACCTCATCGACAGCGGCCGGGTGTTCGGCCAGACCAAGAACGGCATCAACGTCGGCTTCGGCAACATGCTCGGCTACGCCGCGTCACTCGAGTTCGGGGCACGGCCACACGAGATTGCGGCAGGCGCTGGCTGGTGGAGCGGCGCCAGCAATCTCTCGTTCTACTGGGCCGAGCGCGGGGAGTGGTTCTTCGGCCCCAAGGTCAACCACCCTGGCAACCCACCGTACCGCTTCATGTACAAGGGCGCACTCGCCGCAGTCACGCCGATCGCCTTCTACTTCATGGAGCGCCTGCGCGCCATCTTCGGTGGCCTCTGATGAGCTTCCAGTCAGACATCTACGGCTACCTCACCGCGGACGCCGGCCTCACGGCCCTCGTGGGTACGCGCCTGTACCCCAACGAGGCGCCGAGTGATCCGGTCGTGCCCTTCGTCATCTACTACGAGTTCGCCACGCCACGCGAGCAACTGATGAGCAACGCGGTCGGCGTCAGCAAGCCTCGCATCCAGTACAGCGTCTACGCCGACACCTACACCGATGCGCTGGCCGTCGTTGACGCCCTGCGCGCCGCAGTGCTCACGCTCCCGTACCCCATCGTCCTTGAGGACGAGCGCGGGAACCAGGACGTGACCACAGGACTGCACCGGCGGGATCTCGACGTGAGGATCGTCCATGTCTGAGTCGAGGGAGAAGCTCATCGCCAGCCTGATTGCCGCCCGCGGCGCGATCGACGCGCTGCTCCTTGAGGTGGCCGAAGAGTCGCCGCCCGCGCCGGCGGCCCCGGTCCCAGCCACGGCGTCGGGCGGCGACGCGATCTGCAAACACACCAACCGCGAAGACCAGCGTACCTTCGGCGTCACAGAGGCGTGGAAGTGCCTGGACTGCGGCTACGAGTACCGGAGGTAGAGGATGCCGAAAACCTATCGGGCGAAGGTGGGCTTCCGCTGCCCTGCCGATCCCGAGTCCCTGAAGAAGTTGCAGCAGGCGCTCAAGCTCGGCCCCGGTGAGAAGGCTGACGCCCTCAACGCCGAGGTCGAGTGGATGGATGCCAAGAAGGGCGACAAGGCTGTGCCCTACAACGAGGCCATCCTCGCGTCCTGGCTCGCCAACGAGGTCGTGGAGGAGGTGAAGACGAGTGGCTAAGTTCTCAAGCAAGGATGTCGGCTTCGCCCTCCTCGGCTCGTACAGCATCCTCGGCGCCATCAGCAAGTTCGATGACACCGCCACGCTGAAGCTCAACGAGACGTACGCGCTGGGCGAGACGGACGAGTCCTACTGGTCGAGCGGTGCCAAGCAGACGGAGATCGTGCAGGAGGGCTGGTACGACGACGCCGTCGGCCAGCTTCACCAGGCCTTCGTCGGCACGTCGAGCTTGCCCATCCTCGGCCTTCCGCTGTCAATCGCTCCACACGGCAACACCAACGCCGCGCGCATCGACACCTACCCGTCCGTCCAGCGCGTCGGCTATACCGTCCAGTTGGCGACCAGCGAGGTGACCAAGGCACAGGCCCGCTACGGCCTCTGGTACGGCAAGCGCGAGACATACATCGTCCACGCGCTTGGCACCGAGACGACCGCCGGGTCCAGCGACACGCTCGATGTCCATCCCTACCTGACCAACACCAGCAACGGCGGCGCCGTCGTGCTCCACGTCACGGCTCTCAGCGGCTGCGCCAACTGCACGATCACAGTGCGTCACTCGACGGACGGCACCACCTGGGCCGACAAGCAAGCGTTCTCTGTGGTCACTCCCACCAACGTGACCGATGGCGCCGCCGCCGCCGGCCAGTACATCACGGTCACCGGGACGATGAACCAGTACTGGTCCGTCGCCTGGGCATACACGACACCCGCAACCCCGAGCGTCACGTTCATGGTCGGCGTCTACAGAGCGCCGTAAGGAAAGGAGTTTCCCTTGGCGAAACATGGATCAAACGAGGTCGCATTCGAGTTGGACATTGCTGACGGCGGTGCGCTGTCGTCGGGCCTCGGCACCAACTACATCACCAAGATCAGCGACTACGTCGTCAACCGCGAGGCCGTGGAGTCCACGCCCTTCGGCGTCACCGACGAGCAGTACCTGATCGGCATCATCCGCAAGCGCGAGCCGCTCACCATCGAGGGCTGGTACGACGATACGGCCACGCAGGGACCGGACGCGATCATGAACATCGGTCGCGTCACGCACGCGGCCACGCGCACCTTCCTGCTCACCTTCGCCACCGGCAAGACGGTGGGCGGTGAGTGCTGGATCGAGAAGTACACCAGGACCATGAACATCGGTGACTACCACGGCTTCTCGGCGCAACTCCGCATGACCGGCACCATCACTGAAGCCTTCGCTTGATCCTGAAGGCTTCCTGAAGCAGGAGTGAGAACATGGGACTTCTCAACCAGAAGAAGCGAGTTGACCTCGACGAGGGAGAGTGGGTGGACGTACGCCCACTCTCCCTCGTCGCCCTACGCCGGCTGCGCTCCGAGGTCGCCTCGGTGCAGCCCGCGGGCGAAGACGAGTCGCGTGAAGAGGCGCAGGGCTTCGCCATGACCCAGAGCGCGCTCGAGCAGTGCATCGTCGCCTGGAGCGACGAGGCTCCCGTCAACGCCGAGAACATCGGCCAACTGCCCTACGAACTCACCTTCAAGATCGCCGCCGCGATCGGACTGGGGGAGGCCGAGCGCCCTTTGGCTACTGGGCCGAGTTCGACCGACACCTCCGAGGCGTAAAGGATGCGGAGGCGCCAGAGCCTTGGCTGACCAGCGTGATCTGTCAGGAGTTTGGATGCACACCGTCGCAGGCCGAGCAGGAGGATATCGGGGAGTGCCTCGAGATCATCGGCCTGCGGCGGTATGCAGAAGCCTGGCGGGCGGTCGAGGACGGGATGCCGCAGGAGGAACTGGCGCAGCGGTTCGGGAACTCGCAGGCGCTCAAGGACGTGATCACCGTGCAAGTCAAGCGAGTGAGAGGTGAGATTGACTGATGGCTAACTTCTACGGCGAACTCGTCATCAGGATCACCAGCGACACCGCGGGCCTCAAGAAGGGACTCGCGGAGTCGGCTGCTGGGGTAGAGGCGCTCGGCACCAAGGCGACCAAGGCGGGCCGCTTCACGGCCGCGCGCATGGAGCATGTCGGCCGGCAGATGCAGAACGTCGGCCGGCAGATGACGCAGTTCGTCACCCTCCCGATCGCCGCCGGCTTCGCGATCGCCGGCATCGCGGCCTTCAAGTACCAAGACCAACTGATGAAGATCCAGAACCTCACGGGCACGACCGCGGCGCAGACGAAGGCGTGGGGAGACGAACTCATTCGCCTCGGAGGTGTCACTGGTCAGACGCCGATCAAGCTGGCCGAAAGCCTCTACTTCGTCGCCAGTTCGGGGTTCAAGGGCGCAGACGCGATGAAGGTCATCGAGGTGTCGGCCAAGGCCGCCGCCGCCGGCATGGGCGACGTGATGGTGACGGCCGATGTGCTCACGTCTGCCATGAACGCCTACGGCCACTCCACCTACACGGCCGCGGAGGTCACCGACTACCTGATGAAGACGGTCGAAGTCGGTAAGGCCGAGCCGGTCGCGCTCGCCAACTCCCTCGGCCGCATCATGCCGGTCGCGGCGCAACTCAAGGTCGGCCTCGATGAACTCGGCGGTAACGTCGCCGCGCTGACCCTCGGCGGCCTCTCGAGCGCGGAGGCGGTCACCGCCCTCCGCGGCACGATGATGGCCCTGGTCGCGCCGGCGAAGATGAGCATCGACCAACTGAAGGAGATGGGCTTCTCCTACCAGGAGGTCACCGACTCGATCGCCAAGAAGGGCTTGCTGCCGACGCTGAAGAAGCTCTGGGACGCCACCGGCCATGACATGCTGGCGATGCGGAAGATCGTGCCCAACGTGCGCGCCCTGAACGGCGTGCTCTCTCTGCTCGGCGCCAACTACGAGAACAACCTCAAGGTCATCGACAAGGTGGGCAACGCGCACGGCGCGCTCGACCGCGCGATGAAGAACACCGCCCAGCAGCCGGTGCAGAAGCTGCGCCAGGCATGGGCCTCGCTCCAGGGTTCGTTCATCAAGATCGGCGCCGTCCTGCTGCCGTTCTTCGCCCAGGTGGCAGGCTGGCTCGCCCGACTGGCAGAGAGCTTCACGAAGATCTCGCCGGGTTGGCGTAACTTCATCATGTGGGCTTTGGCGGCGGCTGCCGCCATCGGGCCTCTCGTGATGGTGCTGGGCACGCTCATCAACGGCATCGGCCTGCTGCGCGGCGCCCTCGGCGGCCTCACCCTCATCAAGGGCGTAGGCGCGGGCCTCTCCACCCTGTTCAGCGGCGGCGGCTTGGTCGCCTCTGTGACGGCCTTCGGGGCCGCTCTGGGTCCGGTGACCGTCGGTCTGCTGGCTGTGGCAGCGGCGATCGGCGTCCTCTACGGCGCGCACAAACTCTTCAACTGGTTGGACGGCACGACCGAGCGTCTCAAGAAGATGAACGCGGCGGTCGATCTTCTTGAAGACCCGAAGGTCGGGGAGAAGCTCACGAAGTGGTCCGACAAGATGGCCGGCGGGCACCTCGAGAAGATCGGTGGACGGATCGTCTGGACGCCGGTGGTGGAGGTCAAGCCGAAGACTCCCGACGTGAGCGGCCTGGTCAAGTGGATCCACAAGCAGGGCCAACTCGCGCGCAACGCCATGCGCGAAGAGAACAAGATGAACCGCATCGAGATCATGCGTGGGAACCTTGCGACGATGCAGGAGATGGCGCAGCACGCGGAGATGATGTCGAAGATCTCGCGGGTGCCCTCAGAGCGGACCAAGTGGGCGAACCTGTTCGGGGATTACACCAAGCAGGCAGAAGCGATGGGCATCACACTGTCGCAACTCACTGGGCAGATGAGCACCCTGCAAGAGGCGGGCGGCAAGCGCGTCATCTTCGCGGCGATGGTGGACAGGGAAGACGCCATTGGCAAGCAGATCAAGAAGGTCGAGAGGCTCCGCGCCCTGGTCAAGAAAGATCCCGGCAACATCGAACTCGGCTTGAGGGCCGAGAAGGCCGAGCGCGGCCTCGCAAACCTCAAGCGGGAACTGAACGACTACAAGAACAAGAACTGGCAGGCGATCCTCGATGTCCGCACCGAGAAGGCCACGGCGCGTCTCAAGGCCATCGACAGGCATCTCAAGTGGCTCGAGAAGCAGAAGCCGAGTCCCGAGATCGACGCCCAGATCGAGGCGTTCGAGAAGAAGCGTGCTCGCGTCAAGGCCCGCCTGGAGGCGCTCGACGGCATGACGGTTGCGCCGACCATCGACGCGAACGGGCAGGCGGCCATCGATGAGGCGGGCCGGGTCCAAGCGGCACTGGACGCACTGAGGGACAAGTGGGTCACCATCCACATCCTGAAGGACAAGGACATCGGCGTCCACAGCGGCGGCATCGTCTCTGGCCCGCACACCGGCTACCCGATGACGCTGCACGGCAGGGAACTCGTCCTCCCGCTCGACCATCCAGATCTCATCCCGAACTTGCTGCGGAGGGCTGGCCTCTCAGACAAGGGCAGGCGCGGCCCATTCAACGTGTCTCCCCAGCAGAGGCCCGTCATGGCGCCAGCGCCGGCGCGGTCGGCCACCGGCGGCGCGACGGAGATCCACCACCACTACAACAGCAGCGTGAGCCTTCCCGGCAGCATCGTGGTCGATGACACCGAGAAGTTCGCGAAGCGTCTGGCGCCGCACCAGGAGAACCAACTCCGCATCACCGCGCGCCGTCGGCAGAGAGGAATGGCGACCCTGTAATGGCTACCGCAGTCACACTCGGCCACGGCGGCACGCCGGCCAACATCGACCTCAACAACCAGGCTACGCCGACCGGCTACTTCGTCGCCAAGGACGGCTTCCTTCCCGGCCTCGCGAAGACGACATGGGACGAGGCACCGAACTACGCCGGCGGCACGGGCCAGGTCAACGTCGTCACCAAGAACTTGGTCCCGGTCACCATCCCGATGATGGTCATCAGCAACTCTGTGGCGAACCTCAACACCGCTCTCGGCAACCTCTGGACGCTGGTGCAGACCTGTACCTTCGCGGACCCTGGAACGCTCCAGATCGCCTCTGAGACATCGAAGACGATCGTCACCTCAAACCTGCCTGAAGACCTCGAGCGCGACACCGACTACGAGCTTGGCTTCCGCGCCTGGTTCACGCTCGTGCTCACCTGGAAGGCGTATACGTAATGGCGCTGACGGTCACTGGCCTGGACCCTGCGAGCGCGCCCGAGGGAACGCTCGTCGTCATCACCGGGACGGACTTCACCGAGGACACCAGCCGGGTGCGCTTCGGCACCTACGACTGCGGCCTCAACTACACGGTCATCAGCGACACAGAGATCTCCTGCGTCGTGCCGGCGGGAACAGGCACCCAGTACGTCCTCGTGACCACGCCGGCGGGCACCAACCCGAACGGCGCCCAGTTCACCTTCGCCACCTACGAGGGCGGCTCCAACAACGCGCCCACGATCAGCAGCGTGACGCCCAGCCAGACCGCCGGCTTCGACGGCGAGGGCGGCGACTCGGTGGTCATCGCCGGCACCTACCTGACGACGACGCGCGCGGTCTTCTTCGGCCCGACGCTGGCGACCGCCGTTCAGGCGACCTTCACCGTGAACAGTTCGGTCCAGGTGACGGCGATCGCGCCGCGCGGTGAGCCGGGAGTGCAAGCATACGTCTTCTTGGAGACGAACTACGGCACCGTCTCGACCACGACCACGGCGAACGACTTCCTCTACCAGTCGAGCGCCATCCCCACGGTGACCGGCCTCACGCCGGCGACCGCGCTACCGGGCTTCGAGGTCACGGTGACGGGCACGAACTTCACCTACACCACCGCCGTGCGCGTGGGCACGCTCTACGCCTCGTTCGTCATCGTGGACGCGACGACCATCAGGTTCATCGTGCCGGGAGACACGACCTTCCTCGGCAGCACCGCCGAGGTCTACGTCTCCAACTTCTGGGGAGAGTCCACCACCCACGCGACGCTCACCTACGCGACCGCCGGCACGCTGCGGACGACGCTCTCTTTGAGCACCGGCACGCCGGCCATGTCGCCGCGGGACGGCTGGATCGTCACCAGCGGCTCCATCACTTGCACCCTGACGGCGACCTACACGCCGTGGTCGCTGGAGACGTACGTCGAGTCGAAGTGGTACAGGCGCGACAACGATGCGCCGGCCAGGTACACCGGCACCTTCACCGTCACCGGCGAGGGCAGCCACAAGATCGAGTTCTGGTCGGTCGGCAAGGACGGCGTCATCGAAACGGCGAACGTGCGCTACGTCAACATCGTCGCCACCGCCACGCCCACGCTGACGGCTACCGCTGGCATCGGCCAGATCTCCTTCTCGTGGACGGCCATCAACATCCCTGGCGTCTACTACACCCTGTACTACGGAGCGTCGAACCCGCCGAGCACCAACCCGACGACGCTGAACGGCTGCGCCTTCGTCTACATGATCGCACCGGGCACCAACGTCTACGCGCGCGTGCGCGTCTACGGCCCCGATGGCGCCGACTACGGCTACTCCAACGTCACCGGGCCGACGCAGTCGAACGGAGTCGCGGCATCGGACCTGGCCGACAACGCCATCACCTCCGCGAAGCTCGCGCCCGACATCACGCCGCCGCCGATCTTCGCCAGCGATCCCGCTGTCGGCGGCTACGTCAACGGCGACTACTACTACAACTCGACGGACAAGCAACTGCACATCCTGAGTGGCGGTGCCTGGACCCACGCCAGCGCCCAGAGTCTCGCCATCATCGGCCAGGCCGTGGCGGGAACGATCGCCGCCGCCGCCATCGGCGCGACGGAGATCGCCGCCGACTCCATCTTCGCCAAGCACCTCATCGTCGCGGACTACGAGAACCTCGTTGCCAACGCCAGCAGCGAACTCGCCCTGCCGTCGGGACTCAGCTACCCGGTGGCCTACGACAGCGCGGAGATCGAGTTTCGCGGCGTCATCAACACCAACGCCAACCGCGGCAACAACTGCCGGCGCGTCACGGGCAACACCGCGGCGGTGTATCTCACCCTCTGTGACCCGGTCCCGGCGAAGGCCGGCGACGTATTCCGCATCTCGGTGAAGTCGAAGGTGGGAACCACGGGAACCGCCCAGGTCGCGATCGCTGGCGTGAACGCCAGCGGCTCCGACGTTGCCACGCCGACAGCCTCAACCGGCACCACCTCGACCAGCTACCAGTCCGACGGCCCACCCATCGTCACCGACTACGTCGAGTACACGGTGCCGACGGGTTCGGGAGCGTCGGCGGTCGTCGCCGTGCGCGCCTACCTCATGTACACCGGCGCCGCCGCCACCTACGGCTACTTCGATGACATCCTCTTCCGCAAGATGCTGGCCGGCGAACTCGTCGTGGACGGTGCGATTACGGCAGCAAAGATCGCCGCCAACACCATCACCGCTACCTCTGGATGCATCGCCTCACTGAACGCCGACTGGCTGACCGCCGGCGTCATCGACGCCGTGGACATCAACGGCGTTGATATCACAGGCTGCGTCATTACCGCTGGCGCGGCGACTTCGGCCTGCGAGATCAACATCGCGGATCGCGGCTCCACCTCGGCAAGCATCGAGCTTTGGTCGGGGATGACTGGAGAAGACTTCCCAGGCAGCCTTCTCGTGCAAGACCTGACGACGAGCGCGCGGGTGAACCTGAACGGCGTCCAACTTGACGAGATGACGCGCCCGAGCATCGACATGATCTCTGGCACCGCCGACTACGACACCTACATCGATATCGCGCCCGGTTCCAACTGCAACATCCGTCTCGACAACCTCGGGGCCAGCGGTGACGGCGAGATCTCCTACACCGCAGACAGCGGGCACACGTTCACCGGGATCACCTACGTCGCCAAACTTCCGCGCCTGCGCCACTACAGCCACCAACTTCAGCACGAGTTCATCATGCCGGCGACCAGCTATGCCACTGGGGCTTACGCTGCCGAGTTCTACTCATCGGACATCAACAACGGTCTTGCCGCCGCAGGTGGCCTCGACTTGATCGACGGTGGGGCAGAGCATCCCGGCGTCATCCAGTACTACTCCGCGAGCACGGGCGGCGGCGCGAGCACCGGCAACGGACGGATGATCCGCACCAACATTGACGCCTTCTTCCCGCGCCCTGGCGACATCATGGAGTTCGTCATCTACTTCCCGTCCGGTCCCACCAGCCTCAACTGGCGCGGCGGCATCTTCAACGCATGGTCAACCACCGACACCTCGACGCTGCCGACCTTGGGCTGCTGGCTGCGCGTGTATGGCAACGGAGGGACCGCCGGCTCGCAGACCCTGCGCGTCTACGGCTACTCGAACGCGACCGCGACCACAGGCTACGCTACGCTGAACGAGGATACGTGGTACACGCTCCGCATCGAGGTCGGCACGAACACGGCCACCTTCACGGCGTTCACAGAGAACGGCTCCGCTGTGACGTGGTCGAACAATACGGCCTCGGCCACCTTCTCCGACTCCTCTGGCTTCGGCGTCTACTCGTACAACACGGCAGTGACGAACGTCTACATGATGAACCTCGACTACATGGCCCTCTCGTACAGGCGTGATCGCTGATGGCCTACGCTGGACTCCTCGACGGTGGCCTGACCATCACCGCCGGCTGCGCGTCCGACTGGACGGGCGGCACCAACATCACGTCCCTGGCGCACGGCCTCGAGTTTGAGACGACCGTCAACGGCATCGGCGGCGGCTCCTTCTGGATCGAGGTCACGAACCCGTTCGATGTGTCGGCCCTCACCTGGCTGATGCACGGCAAGCGTGTCAACGTCAGCCACACCTACGACGCCGTCACGAGCTACCTGTATAAGGGCTACATCGTCAACGATCCGCGCCGCGGCATCGCCGGCGAGACGGCGCGCGTCACGGTCGAACTCGGCGGCCCGCTGGACGTGGCGAAGTGGCGCACCGACTGCGCCTTCTTCTTCACCGACGCCGACACCAGCGAGAACTGGATCGTCAACAAGCGCAACAACAAGGTCTTCAACTGCCAGACCGGCGACTCCATCGAGATCTCGGTGGACAAGGGCGACAAGGTGCCCGACAACTACCGCGGCGGCATCGTCGGCTATGTGCCCTACCTCGGCGCCCAGTACATGATCGGCACCAGCGCACAGAACCGCTTCAACGGCGTGCGGCGCATCGACGGTCACATCAGCTTCGACCTGGGCGACAACATGCGCGCCCGCCTGCTGGCGAAGACCAGCGGCTACACCGACCAGCGCAACGTCGCCTCGTCCGAGTACGATGTCCTCCAGACCTGGACGGGCAAGGCCGACAACCGCTACTTCGACTCCAACAGTTGGTGGTCGCCGCCGACCGACGGCGTGAAGTACCTCGCCCTGGCGCTCTATTCGACGCCGGTGACCGGCGACAACAACGTGATGAACGCCGACCGCTTCGTCCGCATCGAGGACTGCCGCGTCTACTGCGGCACCGTCTCGCGGCGCATCGATGAGGGCATGTTGACGATCGCCAACTGGGTGAACATGCACACGCTCAACACCACCGAGAGCGTCTACAGCGTCATCCCCAGCCTCTTCTCCCGGCCTCCCTGCTCGCCTGTGGACGCGATGACCGAGTTCTCCGTCCAGGCTGACAAGCTCATGCAGTGGGGATGGTGGCCCGAGCGCGCCTCCAACAACGTCAGGTTCCGCGCCATCTACCTGCCCACGGCCGACATTCGCGCCGCGACCAACTGCTACACCATCGACGCCACCGTACCCGGCGTCAACTGGGACGTGCGTCCGCGGCCAGAGGACGGCCAGGGCGACGTTCGCGCGCTGCGCTTCATCTACGGGCGCATGGGCCGCAAGACGGACTGGCCGGCGGGCACGCCGAACGCCGTCATCGGCCCCAGCGATCCCGGCTTCCGCAACACCGGCGGCCCGTTCCAGGGTTCGACCTCCATCGTCCCGACCGTGGACTTCAGCGATCGCAACTACAGCGACGAGCACGCCAAGCGCGTCGCCAAGAACCTCGGGCGCCAACTTCAGAACGCCGACAAGATGAGCGGCAGCGTGAGTTCCCGCGCGCTCGCGCTCGCGCGCACCACAGACTCAGCCGTCTTCCCCTACGCTTACATCCAGGGCGGCGAGTTCGTCGTCTCGACGCAAGAAGACGCCAGCAGCACCAAACCGCTACTGGTGACGCGCTGCCACGTTGACGTGGACAGCCAGACCGTGGAGATGGACGTGGGTCTGCCGGCCGACGCCCTCCTCCGTCAACTCGAGCAGGCCGGCCGCTTGGGCCGCACTCCAAAGTGGAACAAGCGCCGCCGATGAAAGGGTAGCGAGTGGCCGACCACTTCGAGAAAGCGAAGGATGAGATCCTGCTGAAGACCGACGGCAACGGCGGGCCGACGAACCGCGACATGCTCAAGGCGATGGGCGCACTGGCGCTCGACGTGGACGAGGCCATCGACGGCCTGGACAAGAAGAACAAGGCTCGCCATGACGAGACGCTCAAGGTGCTCGACATGCAGGGCGTCGAGATCACCTGTTGCCAGGAGGACATCGACGTGCTGGAGAAGTGGCGCACCGAGTCCTCGCTGACGTGCGTCTCCAAGGTCCGCGAGATCGCCGCCGAGGTGGCCGCCGACCTTCACGGGCCGACGCACGAGAGGCACTTGCTGGAGCACCACAACGACAAGCCGCAGTCGGGCGTCTCACCGCTGGGCCGGGACTACGCCGATCCATCCGACTCGCAGTTCGGTGAGCACAGGGAGTCCGCGCACCCTCCAGAGGATGAGGAACTTGGCGATCTGCGCCGCTTCTGGCGCACCTTCAAGTGGTTCGTCATCACCTTCGGCGTCGCTGTTCTCGTCATGCTTGCCGACCAACTCGGCAACATCATCTTCGGAGGTCCGACGTGAGCCGTCGTAGGACACAGGTCACGGCGACCATCTACGACACCGAAGGCTTCGTCTTCATCAGTTTCCGCGGCAACGCCCAGGACGTGGGCGACGCCGCGTCGATCTACGTGCTCAACGTGGCCCACCCGCTGGGCGGCTCCGAGCGCGCCGAGGTAGAGCTTGTCGAGGACCGCGAAGAGGAGGGACCATGAAGGAGCACGTCAAGAGCAGTCCGAACTGGACGCCGAGGCCGAACGGCCTGAACAGCGTCTGGGCCGTCATCCTGCACCACACGGCCACCGGCGGCGACACCGGGCAGGCCGTCGCCAACTACTTCGCCACGCGCGCGGCCGAGGTGTCGGCGCACGTCGTCATCGATGAGCACGGCGAGGTCTGGCGCTGCGTGGACATCTCCAAGGCCGCCTGGCACGCCGGCCAGTGCCGGCGCGTGGACTGGGATCGCGACGGGAAGCTCGAGGACTGGGAGCAGTACGTCAACTCGATCAGCATCGGCATAGAGTTCTGCAACCGCGGCGGCAGCGACAGCTACCCGAACGCGCAGATCTACTCGGCCGCCATGCTCATCCGTCGCTGGGACGCCAAGTGCCCCAACCTCAAGCTGCGGAACATCACCGACCACGCCGCCGTGAACCTCAACGGCAAGGTGGACGTGAGCGCGACGTTCCCGGCCGCGCGGCTCTTCTGGTACATCCTGCACCCGTACAAGGCGCCGCCGGCGAACATCTACGCCGCGCTCCCCAGTTGGGCGCAGCATCAGGTAGACCAGATCAAGAAGTGAGCATACTGGTCGCGCTCCTCATCTTCTGCTGCCTCGTCGCCATCTGCGGCTGCTGGCTGGTGCTGGCCGACATCCGCGTCGAGATGCGACGAGCCGTGCGTGAATACGAGCGCGGCCTGTCCAAGGACGTACGCTCTCGGGTACAATAGGCGTGCGCGGCCCTCAACGCGCGTGTCCACGGGCCGGCCAGGTGGTCGCTGCATGGCGCCTGGCCGGCTCGGCCTTTGCCGCACCAGATATCGTGCCTGCGTCTGAGAGAATGACGGCACTGTCTCGTTCTGGGGAGGTGACAAGTGAACTGGATCCGTCTCCGCGGCGCCCTCATCCGCGCCTTCTGGACGTTCGTCTTCCCGATGCTCGGCGTGCTCGTGCTCTGGCTGACCGACGTGACCAACTTGCAGTCCGTCGGCGTCGAAGACGCCATGTACGCCAGCCTCATCGCTGCGCTCCTCTACGGTGTCAAGAAGCTCGTCTGGCCTGACACCACGATCTGACCCTCCACTGCGGCTCCTCTCTCGCCGCTCCCGGCCCCACGACCGCCGCTCCCGGTCGTGGGGCCACTTTCGTTTTGCCTCTTTCTTCTGTCCGCAGGGGGAGGTATGCTGCCCACAGCGCCGAAGAACGCACCGTCCACTACCTTGAGGGAGGTCACCATGCAGCATCCCGCCGTCCGCTTCACGATCATCACCGCGGTACTCGGGTTCATCATCTTCGGCGTTCTGTTCCTCGGTGCCCAGGCGTCTGAGCACGTCCCACTGTGGATCAGCGGGCCGCTCCTGTTCGCCATCGTCATCATCTGGGCGTTCTCGGAGTTCACCGATGGCTGACGGCTGGAGTTGGTACATCGGCGGCGACTACGACGCCTGGAAGACGACGCCGCCCGACGAAGAGGACGAAACGGAAGAGGAGGGAGAGGATGCGTGACCTCTTGGACGGGAAGGTGCTGGCTCACTACAGCGCCAGCGACGAACTCTTCCCCGAGTCTCAGGAGCAGAAGGCCGACGCCGGCCGTAAGCCGCGCGGCCTATGGGTCAGCGTCGAGGGAGGCCGCACCTACGGCTGGAAGGAGTGGGGAACGGAGAACTGCTACGGCGACTTCAGCCACCGCTTCACCGTGCTTCTCGCGCCCGATCACAACGTGCTCGTCACCGACGACCTGTACGGCTTCCACGACGAGTACGGGCGGGCGCAGTACCCAGGCGAGGTCTACCGCTACGAGATGATCGACTGGGCGGCGGTAGCACGGCGCTACCAGGGCATCGTCATCCCGCACTACCACTGGGAGCATCGTTTCAACACGGCCATGAGCGACTGGTACTACTCGTGGGACTGCGCCAGCGGCTGCATCTGGGACGAGAGCGCGATCGCCAGCGTCACCTACGACAGCGACCACACGGCGCCGGTGAACGCGCCCGACATGACAGAGCAAGAGATCCCGTTCTGAGGGCGGGAGAAGGAGGGACCATGAAGAAAGCACTCATCATCATCGGGGCCGTGTTCGCCGGCCTGATACTGCTGGTGCTCGTCGGGGCAGCCGTGGGGGAAGATCCGCAGCAGCCGGTCGTCGTCATCCAGAGCGCCGCGCCCGTCGCAGAGCCAACGGTCGCAGAGCCAACGCCGGTCCCGACGCCAGAGCCGGTGACCACGCTGACCAGCGACGAGCAGCGCGTCTACGAATTCATCTCGAGCGAGTTTCCCGATCTCTTGGAGAGGACTACCAAGCTCATCGCCATGCTCGAGAGCGACGCCTCCTACGCGGCCATCGTCAAGCGCCTCTCGCATGACGGCGACGAGTTCGTCACCCTCACCAAGCGTTGGAACAACATCGACTGGGGATACGGCGAGGTCAGCGACCTCGAGGACGACTTCAACGCCTACATGAACGCCAGCCGTGCCTTCTACCGCAACTGGGCCAACGGCATTGTCGGCGGCGCCAACATAGACCAGTGCGCCACGAACGCCGTCAAGGCCGAGATCAAGATGGACAAGGTCGCGCCGCGCGTCCAGGCGCACCTGGCCGACCTCGAGGGAGGTTCGTACTGATGCCGCGCGCAGTCGCAAAGCTGCACGAAGAGTTCGGCGGGATCACCGCGACGGCGGCCAGCGTGATAGCAGGCGTCAACCCGTGGACGAGTCCCTACGCGCTCTACCAGCGCATGATCGGCAACGAGCCGCCGCAGGAGCAGACCTTCCCGATGTGGCTCGGCAGCCAGATGGAGGGCATCGTCATCCGCGCCTTCACCAAGGAGACGGGCCTCAAGTGCCGCCGGCCGCACCGCGCGGTCGATCCCAACTTCTGGTTCACCACCGAGGAGTACGGCTTCCCGATGGGCTGCCTGCTCGACGCCTGGACGCTGGACCCTGACAAGACCGGCATCGAGGCGAAGACGGCGAGCGCGTTCATGTCGGCTGAGTGGGAAGACGACGTGCCCGTCCACTACCTGCTCCAGATCCAGCACCAGATGGCCTGCACCGGCTGGGGCCACTTCTACGCCGCCGCGATCGTCGGCAACAAGTTCGTCGTCCACCGCGTCCCGCGCGACGAGGAACTGATTGCGCTCCTGACCGACAAGGAGCGCGACTTCTACCTCAACCATCTCGTGCCGCGGGTGCCGCCGGCGGTGGACGGCCACGAGTCCACGAGCGCGGCCATCGCCCGCCAGTGGGGCCGCTCGACGCCTGAGTACGTCGAGGTCATCAACGATCCTGAGATCGAGCGCCTCGCCCAGGTGTACCAAGCGCAGGGGAAGCTCATCGAGGAGCAGAAGCAGGCGCGCGAGGAAACGGCCAACCAACTCAAGGTCATCGTGGAGGACCGCGAGGCACTGGTGGCCGGCGAGTACAAGGTGGGCTGGAAGACCCAGACCTCCAAGCGCGTGGACACCAAGGCGCTGAAGGTGTCGGAGCCTGAAATCTGGGAGCGGTTCGCCTACGAGCAGACATCCCGTCCGCTCAAGGTCACCAAGACGAAAGGGAGTTGAGGGCCATGCAGCAGCCAGCAGCAGATTACGGAGCGGTCACCGTTGGAAGAAACGGACGCTCGCTCCAAGCGGCGTTTGTGGATGTGTCACCGGATCTCGCAGTCCAGTGGCTCAACCTGGAGCACCCAGAGAACCGCAAGAGTGCAACCACCACCGTGGATGACTACCGCACGATGATGGGCAACAACGTCTGGAGTTGCATGACGGGAGAGCCGATCAAGTTCGACGTGATCGGACGCCTCATCGACGGAGGCCATCGCCTGCGGGCCATCATCGCGTTGGGGGAGTCAGTCCCGATGTTCGTCGTCTGGGGATGCCCGGTCGAGACGTTCCATCTGCTCGACCAGGGACGTGCCCGTGGACGGCTTTGGTGGGAGACGCAGCGTGGTCGCGCGGTGAACCAACTCCTGGTCAAGTTCTACGGCGGGTCTTTCGCGGCGCACAGGGCGACGACCATCACTCTTCTGGAGTCGATGAGAGTCCATCGCTCTGCCATCGAGTTCGCCTGCGAGGTCATGCCGACGAATGCGAGAGGCATCGCCACCGCGACCACGCGAGCGATCCTGGCGAGGGCGTCTTACACGGTGGACCCGCAAGTCCTCGTGGACTTCTCTGACGCCATCTGCGCGAAGCGCCTTGCTGACACCGACAGGCGCAAGTTCATGGTGGCAAAACTCGTCGCCTACCTCACCGCTGGAGCGTCCAACGAGCAGAACCGCAGCGAGCGGTACTACAAGACGGAACGATACCTGAAGGCGTTCATTGACGACGAGTTGCTGACGAAGGTGTACAGGTCCAGCGTAGAACTGTTCCCGCTGCCGGGAGAGGAGTTGCCATGACCCGCAAGACCAGCACAGAGGTCGCCGTCACCGGCGGCAAGGCGAGCCTGCTCGCCAAGTTCGGAGACAAGTACTCGATGGACCCGAAGGTGTTCCTCGACACCGTCCAGAAGACGGTCTTCAAGGACGCCAAGAATATCGAACAGGTCATCACCCTGCTGATGGTGGCCGACCAGTACGGCCTCTCGCCGGTCACCAAGGAGATCTACGCCTTCCCCGACAAGGGCGGCGGCGTCATCCCGGTGGTCGGCGTGGACGGCTGGAACCGGATCGCCCAGCAGCACCCGCAGTTCGACGGCGTCGAGTTCCGTTACTCCGACGACGAGGTCGTGCCCGACGGCGGCAAGAAGTGCCCGACCTGGGTGGAGTGCGTCGTCTACCGCAAGGACCGCGAGCACCCGGTGGTCATCCGCGAGTACCTCGATGAGTGCTACCGCAAGACCGGCCCGTGGCAGAGCCACACCAAGCGGATGCTGCGCCACAAGGCGCTCATCCAGGGCTACCGCACCGCCTTCGGCTTCCACGGCATCTACGACGAGGACGAGGCGCAGCGCATGTACGTCGAGAGCACCGCCACCGAGGCACCCTCTGGGCCGTCCAGCAGCGCCTCAAAGGCGCGTCAAGCCCTCGGTGCGACTCCTACCACCACTGAGGCCGTAGACGAGCCAGAAACGGCTCCTGTGGACGACTACGAGGACGTTCCCGTGGACCCTGAGACGGGCGAGATCGTGGAAGGCGAGGTCGAGGAGGACGAGCAGGCGCCGCCGGCGCCGCTGGCGACCAAGCAGCAGCAGTCCGCGATCCACGCGGCGAAGCGCAACAACGGCTGGTCGGACGCCGCCTACAGCCTGCTGCTCGCGGAGTACGACGCCGGCCACGCCCGCGAACTCTCACGCGAGGAAGCGGTCGAGGTCGTGCGGCAACTGATGGCCGGCCCCGGTGAGGAGGAGGCGTGACCAGCACCCTGACCCGCGAGCCGGCGCACGGGACCATCCTCGAGTACGTCTCCTTCAACTGCCGCTGCCCGCTCTGCCAGGCGAACTGGGACGCCAACGCCGCGCGCTACTACTACGGGAAGAACCCAGACGACACGACGCGCAAGGTGCCAGCCGACGGCGCCCGTGACCACCTCGGCAACCTGCTCGACATGGGCTTCGACGTGGCCGCCATCGCGGACGCCGCCGGCATCACCCGCGACACGGTGCGGGCGATCGCCCGCGGCGACCAGCGCGAGATGCAGCGGCGCACCGCCGACGCCATCCTCGCCGTGAACCCCGACGAGGCCATCCCCGGCCACCGGGTTCCCGGCATCATCGTGCGCCGTATGCTCGGCCAGATGCGCGCCTGCGGGCTGACCCTCAAGTGGATCTACAACACCGCCGGCGTGAACCCCAAGTTCAGCGGCAACTACTCCGGTGGTCGCGTCTCGTGGGACAACTACATCAAGCTGCGCCACCTCTACGACCTCCTCCTCGACTCCAACCTGATCAAGCAGATGCTGAAGGAGGACGGCGATGGCGCGGCTTCGTAACCGCATCCTCAAGGCCGACTTCTGGTCGGACGGCGAGCTTCTGCGCTGGCCGCGCGAGAAGCGGTTCACCTACGCCGGCCTCTACGCGATGGCCGAGGACTCTGGCTGCATCGAGGATGACCCGTTCACCTGGAAGATCCTCATCTGGGGAAGCCCGCTCGACAACGACGTGACCGTGGAGATGATCGCCCAGTGGCGTGACGACCTCTGCGACGCCGGGAAGCTCGTGCCCTACCACGAGGACGGGCAGCAGTACCTCTACATCAAGAGCTTCCACGAGCACGAGCACCCGCGGAACCCGCAGAGTCCCAGCATCCCGCTGCCGGCGTGGATCACCTACGTTCCCGGCAGCAAGGCCGACCACACCCGTGCCCGCTACGAGGTCAGCGAGATCGCCGCCAAGGCGAAGAAGAGGCCAGGCAAGGAGGTCGCCAAGACCAACGGCAACGGCGCCAGCCAGGACGCCAGCTTCGATGAGTTCTGGGCCGTCTACATGACGATGCGCCATGAGGACAAGCTCAAGGCCAAGACCGCCTGGAAGCGGCTGCCCAAGGGCGAGCAGATGCTGGCGCTCGGCGTCGCGCAGATCATGGCGACGCTCGTCCAGACCGGCAAGAAGGCGAAGAAGTACGTCCCATACGCCACGACCTTCATCCACGGCAAACGGTGGGAGGACTGGCGCGAGGGTGTGCCGGCCGACTGGCAGGACGAGGGCGAGGCGCAGGCCCAGGTGCAGCAGGACATCCTCGATGCCGCCATCCTCGCCGCCTACAAGGAGGAGTCATGAGGGCGCGCATTCTGCCGGTGGCAGAACTTGAGAGGCTGGAGGCAGACGTTCGCGTCAAGTCGTTCGCCATTCTTGGGCGGCCTGATGGCAAGTTGTTCATGGCCGGGTACGTCTGCGCTCTCAGCGACATCCGCGACAACGCTCCCGAGGTGGAACTCGAGCCGTCCGAGGAGGAGACGTGACAGACCAGAAGTACGCCATCCTGGGCAGCGGCAGAGCGTGGCACATCTTCCGCGGCGACTACCGCACCGACCTCCTCTACCCCGAGCCGCAGGCGATCTGCGGCGTGATACTGCCCGAGCATGACACCACGATGGCGGTGAAGCGGCCGGTGCGCTGGGCGATGTGCAACCGCTGCCTCAAGGTCGAGGAGAAGCCGTGAGCGACATCCTCTGGAGCTACCCCCCGATGCTGCTCGTCATCGCCGGCTTCGTCATGGGCGTGTTCGTCACCTACGCCATCAGCAAGTGGAGCGACTGATGCCTTGGATATCGAAAAGAGAATGGCGCGACCTCATGCAGAGGACGGAGGAGAACCGCGCCCAGATCTGGGAACTGTCGAGCGAGGTCATCGACGTGCGGATCGACAACGAGAACCTGCGCCGCAAGATCGAGGAGTACGACAACTTCCTCGGCGCCCTGCACAAGGTGAAGGCATGAGCGCCGACGAGACGCCCGTGCAGTGCAAGTACGCGCTGATGATCGCCGCGTTCCGCGACCTGGGCGAGACGGTCAAGAAGCAGCAGGCCCGTATCGTTGAACTGGAGGAGGAGCTTGAGCAGATGGTCCCGAAGGGCTGGGAAGGTCTACTCACCATCCTGAACGAGGTGTATCCGCCGTCCATCTTCGGCGGCGCGGACGACGACTGGGAAGACCAGACCCGCGACCTCGGACCACGCCTGACCACGCTGGCACATCATCTCGCTGCGGAGAGGGAGAAGCTGGCGCAGGCCGAGGCCGAGGTGGATAAGTGGAAGTTCATCGCGTTCCAGTATTCAGCCTTCGCGGCATCTCATCTGTACATGCCGACCATCGACACAATGCTGTCTCGCTGGGCCGAGCGCGGAGGTGAGAAGTGAACGCCGACGAGATCCGCGAGGTCATCCACCGCATCGACGGCGTCTGGCCGCCGCCGACGCCGCCGACGCATGAGGAGCGCGCCGAGTGGGTGCGCTTCCTCCAGCCGATGGACGGGCCGGTCGCCACGCTGGCCGTCGATGAACTGCGCGAGACGCACAAGTGGCGGCCGACGATGGCCGAGTTCAGGACCGCGTACTACGCCGCCGCCGCGCTGCCGGGTGACGACTTCGTTGCCCTGCCGGCCGGCGACGAGAAGCAGGCCACGCCGGCGCTCGAGGATGTGTACGGCACGAGGCGCGAGCAGTGGGTCTACTGCTGGCGCTGCGACATGGCACTCTCGCTCATGGACATGGAGGACAACCACGTCTACGAGGAGCGCCGCGGCCTGCGCCACAGCCGCTGCCCTGCGTCGGGATCGGCGCCGCTGATGCCGACCGCCGCCAGGCTGGAGCGCGAGGAGCACTGGCGCAAGATGAAGATCGGGAGGGAGTGATGGAGGGACAGTTGAGCATCGACACCGTCGATCCGCTGGCGAAGGCGATTGCGTGGAAGGAGAAGAACGAGGTCGCCTACAGCCAGATCCTACTCTGGGCCGACGAGGATATGCGTCACGGCTCTCGTCCCAGCATCGGCCTCTACGCCGAGCTTCTGCGCCGGCCGCACTTCGCCAACAAACTCAGGCTTGTCCGCTCGGACGTGTCGTTCCTCGTCAACAACAATCTGCGCGCCGACCTGGCGCGTCTCGTCATGCGGGAGTGGCCGCAGATCAAGTTCGAGACGCGAAGGGCCACGGCCGATGTATGGAATGGAGAAGCATGAACATCAACACCGTAGCCCTGACCGGCAACCTGACCAGAGATCCCGAACTCAAGGTGTTCGGGGAGACGACCGTGTGCAAGCTGCGCCTGGCCGTCAACGAGCGCGTGAAGGTCGGCGGCGAGTGGGGCAACGCGGCCATGTACTTCGACGTGGACGTGTTCGGGCGCATGGCCGACGCCTGCGCGCAGTACCTCACCAAGGGCAGCCACATCGCCATCACCGGGCGCCTCAAGTGGCGCGAGTGGGAGAGCGATGCCGGCAAGCGCCAGGCTGTCTCGATCGTCGCCAACGAGGTCGAGTTCCCCAGCAAGAAGGAGGCCGAGCAGAGCGGTGCCTACCGCCCGCCGGCGCCGGCTGCCACGCCGCCGCAGCAGGACTTCCGCGAGCAGCAGCGCGAGGCCACCGACGCGACCTTCAGCGGCGACGACGATATACCCTTCTAAGAAATGGGATGTTGTATCATCTCCTCATCCGACCTGGAGGTGTGGAGATGGGGAGGCCGACGAGTTGCTCGTGCGGAGAGTGCATCAAGTGCAAGAACCGTGAGAGGAACAGGCGCTGGTATCAGAACAAGTCCACTGAGGAGCGCAGGGCAATCGTACTCAAGCGGGACCGCAGCAAGGTGCGCGAGAATGACCGGAGGAGGCACGAACGTGACCGAGAGAAACGACTGCTTGCCATGCGCGAATACGCAGGAACGGATGCCGGGAGAACAGCCCGGTCAAGGGCCGAGAGACGCTATCTGGATGCCAGCCCCGAGAGGTATCGAGCGCACTATCTTGCCGGCAACGCGATCAGGGACGGTCGCCTCGTGCGGGGAGAGTGCGCCATGTGCGGAGCAGGCGGCAAGACGCACGGCCACCACAACGACTACAGCAAGCCGCTCGATGTGGTCTGGCTCTGCCACCCATGCCACCGAGCGGTCCATCGCACACTGTGGCCGTGATCTCTGATGAGGCCGCGACTCGTGATGCTGGGAGACATCGTCGTCTTCACGCAGGGCCACTACCTCTGGCTCCAGACAGCCAACAGGTGGCCCAACAAGAAGGCGCCGAGGCGCGACTACGCCGGCGACATCATCGAGGTGAGCGACGAGTACCCAGACGCTCCGCTGGTGCGCGTCAAGTGGCGCTACGGAAGAGCGACTTGGCACTTCGCGGACAACGTCGAGAAGGTGGGCAGCATATGAGCCGCAAGATGACCAGCGCCTACGAGCTTGAGGAAGAACTGGTCACCAAGTGCCACAAGGGCGTCTGCGAGCTTCGCGACACCTGGGGTATGCAGATCCACGGCGAGCGCATCAACCAGCGGCGCGCGGACAAGGCCGGCAGCGACAAGGGATCGCCCGACTACCTGCTCTGCATCGGGAACTGGCACCACCCGCTGGAGTTCAAGCGCAGCACCGGCGGGAAGTTCAGCCTCGACCAGATGGTCGCCGCCGAGCGCCGGCGTAACGCGGGTGTGGAGACGTACGCGCCTACCAGCATCGCCCACTTCGACGCCTTGGTGAAGTGGTCGCACCTGTACTGCAAGGGCGTCTGCCCTGACTGTCCCACGGTGCCTGCTCCTTGAGGATTGCGATCGCCCAGATCGACGGCAAGTGGCCGAACCTGGCGCTCGCCAAGCTGGTCGCCCATCACCGCGCGCGAGGAAGCCACGTCGAGTGGTTCGATCCCCTGCATAGCGACGTGCAACTCGTGTACGCGAGCAAGGTGTTCCTCGACACGCCCGACAATCCATATCTGCCGGCGTGGAAGACGCAGCATGGCGGCGCCGGCTACCTCGATCACCCGAAGTTGCTGCCCGACGAGGTCGAGAAGACCAAGCCAGACTGGTCGCTGTGGCCGACCTGGGGCAGGGACATGGGCTTCACGACGAGAGGCTGCATTCGTCGGTGCAGTTTCTGCTCCGTCCACGGGCGCGAGGGAGATCTGCGCGTCGTTGCCGATCTCGAGGAGATCTCCACCGGCCGGCGTGAGATGGTGCTGCTTGATGCCAACATCACGGCGGCTCCTATCGAGCATCTGCGCCGGGTGACCGCTGATGCGACGCGACTGCGGGTCAAGCTCGACTACTCTCAGGGACTCGATGCGCGCCTGCTGACCGACGAACAGGCGAGCCTGATAGTGAAGGCGCCGCACAAGCGGGAGTTGCACATAGCCTTCGACCACGTCCGTGACGAGGACGCCGTGCGGCGGGCGACCGGCCTCTTCCAGGCCGCGGGACTCGACACGCGGCATGACCTCATGGTCTTCATCCTCGTCGGCTTCGATACGACGGAGGAAGAGGATCTCTACCGGATCGAACTGGTGCGGGATCTGGGAGCCGTGCCCTTCGTGATGCGCTACGATCGCGCGGATCGCTACCAGCAGAAGCTGGCCCGCTGGTGCAACCGCGCGTCCGTCTTCCGCTCCTGCTCGTGGGACGAGTACCGGCACAACAAGAAGGACAAAGACATCAAGGAGTCTGAGGGACAGCTCGCCATCGATTGAGGGCAAAGGAAAAGGCCCGCCGGCGAGGGAACCGGCGGGCCTTTCGTCTGCTCAGTCCCTGACGCCCTCGCCGGCCACCACCGTGGTGCCCAGCATCTCGTCCTTCAGCGTCAGCCGCGGCGTCGGGTGTTCGCCCTTGTGCTGTCCCTGCCAGCGGCCGGCGCAGCCCTGCGAGCAGAAGATCTTCTGGGCCTTCTTGGTGTCCAGTTCCTTGCCGCAGAAGCGGCAGTAGATGCCGCGGATCATGGCGGTCTTGCCGTTCTTCTTCGGCTCGACCGTCCACGGCCCGGTGTGCATCGCCATCTTCTGGAGGCCACGCACCTGGGTGATCGTCTCCTCCAGTGCGCCGCGCTGGATCGTCGCTTCGTCTCGCATCTGCCTAACTTCGTCGCGGATGCTGTCGCTGACCCTGACGAGGTCGTCCAGACGCTCCGACGCCATCTCGGTGATGACCTCCTCAAGGTCTTCCTCTGCCAGCGGCACTGCGCTCCCGCGCACCGCCTTGAGGATGGTGAGGAACTCTTCGACGCTCTCGATCTTCAGTTCAAGCCGCATGTCTCTTCCTCTCTCTCGCTTACCAAAGTCCCAGTGCTGCTCCGAGTATGCCGAACATGAAGAACAGGACGACGAGGCAGAACACGATCATCGCCACGGCGTACAGTGCCTTCAGTAGGTCGGTCATCCCTCCTCCCCTAACGCGCTTTCGATCTGCCTTCCCAGCCAGTTGATCACGGGCACGGCCATGCTGTTGCCGATCGCCTTGTAGCGCGGCCCGTCAGGGCAGTCCTCCCACTCCTTTCCGCGCCATGCCACGCGCGTGTGGTTGTCGGGCATCCCTTGCAGCCGCTCGCACTCGATGGGTGTCAGGCGCCTGACCGCCATGCCCGCTTGGAGCGCCGGCCTGTTGTTGCCGCCACCGCCGCCTTCCAGTGTCGGAGCCATGTCCTCCTCGTAGCTGACGTTGCGCGAGGTGGCGCTCTGCCCTGGGCGAAAGCCAGCGACCGGATCGTCGTCGGGGGCAAGAACCATGCGCTCGTCTGAGCGGCCACCTTCGCCTGGGTTGTTGAGCGAGTAGGCGATGTCCTCCTGCCACTCAAGGTTCTTCTCTCCGTCGCGGGTGCGCGAGGCGAGAGCCAGCGGCTCGCCCACGACGTTGTGCATCCTGAAGTTGTGACCTCCCTCGTTCGTGTAGGTCTTCTGCTCGTTTGCGCCGATGGGATCGGCCGTCTCGCCGTCGCTCGTGAAGACGCAGCAGACTGCCGGCGGCGACGGGATCTCCAGCCCGCTGCCGACCTTGACCGCCGGCGAGCCGTCATCCACAGCAGAGACGCCGTGGGTGCCGCCGGTCGAGTAGAAGCCGATGGCTACCTGGCCGCCAGCGTTGGCGTTGCCGTCTATCTCGTTCATCGAGCGCAGCGTGGGCGACTGATCCTCGCTGGCGTCCTGCCCAGAATCCTTACAGGTGAAGGCGATCGGTGGATCCTTGTACTGCCTGGCACTCAGCGTGGTGCAGAGGTCCGTCGCGATCTCCGCGTTGTAGTGCGCGCAGGCCATGATCGTGGTGTCATCAGCGATGAGGTGCCCTGCCTCCGCGTCGGCTACAATCTGCCCGCCTGCGGCATCCTCGACTCCCGGCCATGCGCCGCCTGTAGTTCCGCGAGCCGCTAAGGTGTTGGCCGTGTTTGCGATGAAACCGCCGCCTCGAGAGCCGCGCGCAGGGCTGCCGGCAGGGCGCGTCCTCTCTTCGCGGCGCGGCGCAGGATCCCCGAACAGGCTTTCGCGCTCAAGTAGTACTTCTGCGGGATCGGTCCCGTCTCGAGGACATCGCGCAGCGAAGAGACGACGGCGCCTCTGTGGAACTCCGAAATACTGGGCATCGAAGACACGCCAGGCAAGGCGCGCTTCGGGTCCAGACACAAGACCCGCGTTCGTCCATCGCTTCCCTGACGGTCGGAGAGGCTCACCAGCGCCCACAAGCTCTCCCACGAAGCAGCCGAAGGCGTTGTCCTTGGTGGACAAGGCTCCCGGCACGTTCTCCCAGAGGAAGACTCTGGGGTTGATGAGTCGAACAAGTTCTGCTGTGAAGAGCGAGAGGTTGCCACGCGCGTCCTCCAGTGAGAGGCGGTTGCCGGCGACGGAAAACGCCTGACAGGGCGATCCCGCGACGATGACATCAGGGCGGCTGTTGTCGGCCAGCCACTGTTCCCAGTCCACGGCGGTGACATCCCCGAGGTTGGGAATGTCGGGCCATCGTTCGGCCAGCACCGCGGACGGGAAAGGCTCGATCTCGCAGAACGCCATCGGCTCCCAGCCCAGCGGCTCCCAAGCCAGAGTTGCGGCCTCGACGCCGCTGAACAGGGACAGGTACTTCATCGAGTCACCTCTTTCGGAGCGCGCGGATGAGAGCGCAGGTAGACGTTCTTCAGTTGTGTCTCGCTGACGCTAGTGTAGATCTGCGTCGTTGTGATGTTGGCGTGACCAAGGAACTCCTGAATCATCCTGATGTCCGCGCCCTCTTCCATGAGATGAGTGGCGCAGGCGTGGCGCAGGGAGTGCGGGTGGATCTCCACGCCTGCGCGCTGACCGGCGCCGCGGACGATGCGGCGCACGTCGCTGGTGCTGAGAGGATTCCTGCGCGTTGTGAGCAGGAGGTTGTCGGCCCGTGATTCCGGTCGGATGGCGAGCCATGCGTCGATCGCCGCCAGCGTGGCCGGTGCATACGGCACCATGCGTGTCTTCTCTCCCTTGCCGCGGACGATGAGCATTCCCTGATCACGGCGCACGTCTGAGAGCCTGAGTTCACACACTTCCGCGGCGCGCAGGCCGCAGCCGTAGAGAAGCTCGAGGAGGGCGAGGTCGCGAATCTTCTGGCAGATCTCTGACCGGATCTCTGCCCGAATTTCGCCTCGGGAATCGGCCGGGAAACGATCCGCAAAACGGCTGTCAACGATGGCCCGCTCTGCTCCCTCGAGAACCCGCTGCATCTCCTGCTGGCTTGGCACCAAGGGTAGCGAGCGTTTGCGCGCTGGTGCCCTGGCGGTGTCAGCGGCTCCCGCGGAAACGATCCCGGCCTCCGCAAGGAAGGCGACGAAGGCGCGCATCGATGTCAACTTGCGCGCGATCGTCGCCGGTGCCGCTCCGCTCGCCGCCAACTCAGAGGCGTACTCGCGGCAGACGCTGCGGCTGAGATGCGCCGCGGTCATCGACTGCTCGTCCAGCCACTTGAGAAGCTGAGTGAGGTCGGAGCGGTAGGCGCGTACCGTATGCTGGCTGACGCGCCGCCGTTCCAAGTCCTCGAGGAACGCATCGGCCTGTGTCGCCTGCTGCGTCACCTGTTGTCTCGTCTTGCGCTGCATGGTCTTCTCCCTCATCTTCGTTTCGTTTCGCGCGCGCGCGCCTAGGCCAGGGACTTTTCGCCCTTTACTCGAAGGCCGGCGGTCGATCCGGTGCCAGGGTCAGGACTGCCCTCGCCGGCAGTCCTCGCCGCCTGCCGCCCGACCTCGCGAGCGGCGACCAGCCACTGCCCGTTCGGCACTCTCTGGACGGCGTCAATCTTGCCCGCCACTGCCCAGCGAACTGCCGTGCGATAGCAGACGCCGACGCGCGCGGCGAAGTCGCTGATCGGGATCCTCGCGCGCTTGTCTGGGTCCGCTTCGCGGGCATCGATGCGCCAGACGCGACCTACCTTGGTCGCCCTCACGCGGCCCGTCCTCGCCCAGATCTCTGCCGTCTTCGGATGGATGCCGACGCGCGCGGCGAAGTCCTCCGTCGTCATGGTCTTCTTCATGCGTCCTCCTCCAGTTCCGCGAGCAGCAGCATCTCCTCGTTGCCCGTCTCTTGCAGGCGCAGGAGTGCCAACGCCCAGACCTCTGGATGGTCGGCGGCAACGTGCGCCCATGCGTTTCTGGTCGCCGCTTCGATCGTGGAGCCGACCGCCGTGACCTCGCGCGCGGCGACCTCGATGACGCTGCCGATGACCGCGTCCGCAGCAGCGGCGAGGTCGGGCGGCAGCAGGCCGATGTTGGGTAGGTCCATGCCTCTCCCTCTCTGTGTTGAGCCTGACTTGGGGAAGGGTAGGAGCCGCCCAGACCTCTGGGAGGCTCTAGAATCGGCTCCTACGCCTTCGGATTTCTCCTCTCAGTCGATTTCGCCCTCGCGAGGATCCAGAGCGGCATCCATCTGCTCTCCCTCTCCTGCCTCTGCCCACTTCAGGATCTCGTCCAGCGGCGCGAACGCTACCCAGCGGAGATGATCATTGCCGTCAGGCCAGTCGGCCAAGATGAAGTCCCGATGGACGCGAAGCAGCATGCTGCCATCGACGCGCGCCGCGGCAAGGTTGAACCACTCCGCAGCGTCGTCGTTCTCGATGGCCTCGACGCCGGCGACGCCGTCAGCGTCGCCCAGAACATCCACTGCCGTCGGCTCCGCGGCGGCGCGCGCCTCCGCGAGCCGCTCCTGCTGGTACTCGTCGGCACTGCGGATGAGCGCGCTCTCTGCCCAGATCTGGTACGCCCAACTCTCGACGCCCTCGACCTTCGCCTCAAGGGCGGCGCGGATCCCCGCGTACCCGCCGTCGGGGGAGATCGAGTCGATCAGTTCGTGCATGGTCCGCGCCGTCTTCCTGATGGCCTCTGCCTGCTCTTCGATGATGCTGACGTTGCGCTGGATATCTGTCATCCGGTCGGTCATTGCGCGTCCTTCCAGAAGGTCTTGGACAGGTACGTCTTGGTCGGCCTGCCGCTCTCGTTGCCCGTGCCGTTGCAGCAGTCGCAGGGCTTCCACTCGACGTGATCGCGGTCGATGAACTTGGCGACCATCTTGCCGTCGCCCATGCAGCAGTCGCAGATCTGGTCGCTGTCGATGACCTCGACGTGCAGGCCGATGGCGGTCGGGTATGTCTGCGGAGCCGCCAGAGCCGAATTCCTGGCGGCACTCAGCGAGGTCACGCCGATCTGGATGCGCGTCTCGCGCTCGCCGTTTGGCTCCTGCCACTCAAACACTACGTCGTACTCCTTCATCACTGCCTCCCTCAAGGCCTCTCTGTCGCCGTCTGTGAGCCGATCTGCGGCCCTCTCGCGGCCTGCTGGTCTACTGACCCTTCTACTGCCAAAGGCCGCTCGCAGCGGCCCTTGGCTTGATCTGTACGCGCGCTCTCAGCGGACGCGGCTCTGGATCTTCTGGCCGCGCTTCTCGATCACGTCTCCGACGTTGAAGTGGTCCGCGAGCCGCGCCATCTCCTGCGCGTCGCGCTCTGCCCAGTGGCGCAGTTCGCGGTCGCTGCTCATCTCTGCCCAGCCACTCGCGAGCAGGGAGTCGAAGAGCAGCGTGGACAGCTTGCCGACCGTCAGATCGTCGCGCTCGATGACCTTGGCCGTCGTCGTCGCCTTCTTGCACTCGACGCCGCTGAACGAGCGGCGGCATCCGCAGCCGCCGTCGATCTTGCCGCGGTCGGCGTCGCACTCGAAACCGAACGTCAGGATCTCGTCTTCGGGAACCCAGCAGAAATCGCTCTTCCGCTCTCCCTGCGTCTGCTCTGTGGAAACCAGAACCTTCATCTCGTCCTCCCTCAAGGTCGATGGACTCTTCTACTGCCGATGGCCGCTCGCAGCGGCCCTCGACAGTCGTATGTGGAGATCTCAGCAGGCGGCGACGCCGAAGAAGTACCAGAGGTTGCCCTTGCCGCGGTACGCGCCGCACGGTCCCCACTTGGGGAACGGCGAGGCTTCCTCGTCCACGCGCGAGCGGCTCCACATACCGTCGCTGATCATCGGCTGACCCTTGCGGGCGATAGCCTTGACGATGGAGCGGTGCAGCGGCGACAGACCTTTCAGTGCCCACTGCTTGTCAGGATCCTCGTAGGCGTACTCGTTCTTCTTCTTGTCCCAGTGCGCTTCGCCCTTGGGCATGTAGTTGAGAGCGCGCTCGCAGAGGTCGCGCTTGGTCGCCGCGCGGATGCCCTTGGGGAAGCAGTCGCTGATATCGACCGCGCCGTCCGTCGTCGAGATGCTGCCGTTGTACGGGTCATGCCCGTACTCGTAGAGCGCGTCCTGCACTGCGTTGCCGTATGCCTCGCGCAGCGTCTTGCCTCTCGCCTCTGTGGTGAATGTACAGCCGCCCATGATGACCTCCCTCAAGGTCCGCTTGCTGAGTCTTCTCAGCCGAAAAGGTCCGACCACTGTGGACCCTTCGGCGTCGTATGTGGGAGCGGTCAGTGGAGTTCCAGAGCCTCCTGCTCTGCCCACTGCCACTCCTTGCTGCCCTGCTCCATGACGCGACCGGAGCGGGTATGGACGCTGGGCACGGCGACCGTCTTGACGGAGAGGCCGTGATAGTCGATGGCCTCCTTCCACGGCAGGCCGTCGATCAGGTCGCGCTTGATCTTCAGGTAGCCGCGCTTGACCTGAGCAATGGCCTCGTCGCGCGTGGAGCCGAATCCGGTGATGTCCTCGTCGCCAACGTCTTCCATCGAGGCGACGTAGATGATCTGCTGCTTCTTCATGGTCTGTCCTCTCAGTCGAAGGGAGAGCAGTTCGGGTCAGGGTCCACGCAGTTGGCGTGATAGGGGAAGCGGAGGATCTCGCCGTTGCCGCTGTCGCCCTCGCGCCAGACGGCCTTGCTGCGCGACAGGGAGCCGCCGCAGTGGGAGCAGGAGATGATCTCGTCGCCGTCAGGCTCGTCGTCGTAGTGAGTGCAGGCGTCGCACTCAGGCTGATCAGGGCCGCGCTTGTCGAGCCAAGTCGTCTCAACCCAAGTGGCCTCCGACGGCTTGATCATGGCCTCGCAGAGGTTGCAGGGAACGAGGCCGTTCTCTTCCTCGTTACTCACGTCGTCGGGATGGCACATGCCGATATCGAACAGCGGAGCCATGACCCAGTTGTCGCTACCGTCGTCCTTGGTCCCGATGTTGTCGAGGAAGCGGCCCAGATAGGTGACCTTCTGGTAGCCGTCGAAGACGTACTCGTGACCGTGGACGAACCAGACGGCCTCGCGGTCGCCGCCGTTCATCGACCAGCCGCGGTGCCAAGGCTTGGCATCGACCATGTAGATCTTGTGGCCCTCTGCCGTGACCTCGACGGTCGGCTCGTACTCGTCAATGTACCGCTGGTTGAAGTCCTCGATCAGGTCGGAGGGCGAGAAGCCCTCGTCCTCGACGTGGAGAACGTCGAGGTTCATGACGGCGACCGTCATGGTCTGCGGCAGGCCGGTGATGGCCTTGTCCCACTTCACGTCCACGATGATCTCGCGGGAGGCGACGACGCTGCCGACCGCGGCGCGGTACTCCTCGACCATCTTCGGGTCCGCGCTGGGATGACCGATGAAGGTCATGAACGCATGGTTGAAGGCGACTCTGTCGCCCACTGTGAAGGTCTGCTGCATGGTTGCCTCCCTCAAGGCCGTTGATCGTGTACAGAAGGTATACCCTCAGTTCTCGACAGTCAAGCCGAATCCTTTAGCAAAGACCCTTCCCTCGCGCGCGTGAGATAGCGGGCAGCAGTCGCCGGCGTTCGGAGCGCAGATCTCAGGCCAGATCTCAGGCCGCATTTCGTCCCAGAAATCGCGTCGGAAAACGGCTCCGAAACGAACCGGAAAACGGCGACGAAATGAGCCGCGGCGACGCCCGCCAGGACTTCGTTAGTCCTCATTTCGAGCCTGAAATGCCGCGGCGCCGCAGCGTTTCGGAGTACGCGCGGGAGATCTCGTCGGCCCGCTGGAGAGCCGCGAAGATCTCGCGGCAGCGGTCGATCATTCCCGCGGCGGCAGCGGCGCGCATGACCTTCTGCCGCGCCGCCCGCGACGACAGCATGAGGACGTGGACGGTGAACTGGTAGAGATCTCGATCAGCGGCGTCGGAGTACTGCTGGACGGCGCGACCATGCCGCGCGAGATCCCCGCGGCTCATCTGGTAGAGGATGCTCTCGTCTGTCGTCAGCGTCATGGCTTGCCTCCCTTCACTTATGTACAAGGAGGCTTCCGCTCTGAAGTGTCAGATCTGGGATCCTGCGCTGCCGTTTGTCTGGCTGGCTGGCGTTTCGCGCGCGCGCGCGGAAAATTCAGGGATATCGCGCCTGATACTCGAAGGAAAAAGTGAAAACGTGCAGGAGTGGCCTTGCGGCCCTCTCAGGCGCGGCGCGCGCGGCGGCGAAGCGGAAAGCGGACAAAAGAGGGCAGGATAGTCGCGAGGCGGTCGAAAGCGGTCGAAATCCTAGCAGAGGGAGCGGCGAAATCTTGCGCGCGTTTCGATCGCGGGAGAGCCGCGGCGCGGCGCGCGGAGAGAGCCGCGGCGAGGATCCTGCCGCCGCTCCCTGCCGCTCTCTCTGCCGCTCTCTGCCGCCGCATTGCCTGCCCTCTCGCCGCTCTCTGCCGCTTGCCGGCACACTTAAACGCGAAAGCGGCAAACCCTGCCGCCGCTCCTGCCGTTGCCGTTGTCTCTCGTATCGTACGCGCGGCAGGATCCTTTAACACTCCCCTGCCGCGGGCAGGCCTGCCGCGCCGCTCCCTGCCCTCTGCCGCCGCGGGC